ATACTTCTTGATCTAATGTTTAAATCGTTACCTGTTAAATTATCTATGTATGAGTTCGTTCCGTCATGGTAGATCTGGAGATCATTCGATGCACCCAACTGAACCTTCAGATTATCTCCAAGACTCTGATTACCCGTAAACGTATTAGCTCCTAATGAAGCTAACGTACTGATATCTGTTACACCACTTTGCCATGCTGATCCGTTATAGACCTTTAACTCATTACCAGTGGTATCAAAGTAAAGATCACCTTCATCTAAGCTAGAAGTAGGTGCTGAACTGGCTACACGGTATCTCTCAGCAAAACTATTAACACCACTAAGGTTTGTAGCTACGGTATTAACGTTTGATATTGACCCTCCTGTAAGGTTCACGTTATTTATATTCGTAGCAACTGTAGAGATATTGCTATTAGCTCCAGCTACAGTATTAATGTTGGTGTTATTACCAGCAACAGTATTGATGTTGGATATATTGCCAGCTACGGTCGTTACCTCTGTAGCTTTAGAAGATAATCTATGGAAAGTATAAGTATTTAATGTAGAAGTTGTTTCTACTAACATCCCATAACCAGCACTATAGGTTGTGCTATTAGCAGCTCCAGTGATAGTTACTGTAGAGTTTCCTACAGTTCCATTAGCAATAGTTATTACACCACTACCATTGGAAGTTAAATTGCCAGCTAATTCTCCAATACTAACTATTGTACCTGTACCGTTATTTACGTCAGGATTAGCATTAGGGAAGCTAGTCTCATTTGCTATTGGTACAAAACCACCTACATCGTCTACTAAGTCAACGATACGAGCATCTATAGCTGCTGTAGTAGCAATTTTATTATCTGCTGCAGACCAAGTTTCACCTGATTGTATCTCTTCACCACTAGCTAAATTATAGTACCTAGAGTCAGCCTCAGTCTCTGTAAAGTACCGACCATCTAAAGCACCATTAAGTAATTCAGTTTCTGTATAATATCTATTATCTAACTGTCCAGCATTTAACTCAGTCTCTGTGTAATACCTATTATCTAATTGACCTGCATTTAACTCAGTCTCTGTGTAATAAAGATTGTTTAATTGTCCAGCATTCAGTTCAGTCTCAGTATAATAACGTCCATCTAAATTAGTAGATCCAACGCTGGTAACGTGACCTTGAGCACTAATAGTAATGTCTTGTACGACGCTACCATCGCTATTATTTACTGTACTGTTTGCACCGTTGACATTATGAGCAACAGTAACCTGACCTCCAGATACTGTCTTAATTAAATCTGTACCTGCTAGTACATCAGACCCTAAAGCAGTATCTATCTTTGCATCTACACGAGCATCAATGGCTCCAGTAGTTGAAATGTTTGTATTATTACTAGCCCATGTCTCTGAGCTATTAATTGTTTCCGTACCTTTTTGCCAAACATTATTGTTTGATTCTTGGTTGGAATATAAGTTTTGTAAGAAGTTATCGTTTAAATCTGCTGATTTAATTGCTGACCCTGCATAAAAGGTAGCAGGTAATGCAGAGTCATCAGTTATACGATAAATCCTTATCGCAGCACTATTTGCTGGTGCAGTATTAAATTGTACGGTTGTTGCATTAGCTAATGTAAATGCAGTTGTATCCGTGCCGTCGATACTAGCTTTAATATCAGCGGTCTTTATATATGGGAATGTAAATGAGTAATTGGTGGTGGAGCCATTACCTGTAAATGTATTTTCAGTTGTGGCCATTGAATGTGTGCGTTATTTACGTATTTCTAAGAGTCTCTGTATTTCATTCTGCTTAGATTGATCAGCTGCTCTATCAACTAAACCTCTCTGCATGAGGTTCTTAGTTATTTGACCACCTCTAATATCAAATCCAATATGTTTAAATTCATCACTATGTTGTAATGTAAACTCTGCACGTTGTTGAGCAGATTTAATAATCTTATTTAGATGTTGATGTACTGGTAGTTTTTGAGCATACTTCCTAACCTCTTCATAGGTTTTACCTCTACGATATAACTTAAGTTGTTCAATCTCTTTGTTATACCTGCCAGATTTCATGAGTTTTTGGACTTGTCTATATAGCTGTTGTTCACCAATTAGACGACCAATGATTTCTCTTTCTTCAGCAGTATATTCTCTATCACCATTATAGGTTTTAGAAAGAATAGGAATTCCACTAAATCCAATATCTAATAACCACTTCCTCCAAGGTTCTTCACCCTGACTGACTTTAATAGGACTTAAAGCATTAAGTGTTCTTAGTAATGGGTTATCAATTTCATTAATCTCTCCACCTGTCCAATAATCAATACGCTCAGGTAAGAAGCTTGAAGCTATAGGTACTCTGTTAGTGACATATCCCATCATATCTTTATAGATATCTTTTTGAGATGAGGTTATGGCATTACTTACAACACCTAAAGCACCAGACATAGGTATAGCACCTCTAATCATGTTTGCTGTTATACGTTGCCAAGCAGATTCATCACCAGCAAAAGCCTTTTGTAACGGCTCCATACCATAGAGAGGTGTGTTATTGACGTATGTTGCACATATAGTCCAAGCTAATTTATCAACAATATTTTGAGTCATAGATGATCCAAGATCATTATGATAGAAAGCTGCATCACCCATAACAGTAAGTATGGTATCTAACATTGGAATGCCTTCATAGCTAACCCAGTTATTACCAATTTTTATTGTCTTAGGCTTCCAACCCATATCTTGTAACTTACGTCTATCTGAACCATTAACAGGTCCATTACCTCGTATTCCACCATTCATGGCATAGGTAAAACCAAGTGTAGCTGTAGTAGAACTAAGCATTAACCTACCTTGATATTCCTTTTGCAAGTTCTTATAAATAGCCATTGCATTAGGAGTCTTATCAAAGTCTTTAATACCGTGCTCCTTTAAAGCTGCTTTGATTTTCACCATGTCATCCCCTGCATAGAGGACTTTAGAGTATTTATTAAGACCTGGTATTGCTGCTAGAGGTGTATATGACATAGCAAGTTTTGCCATGTTTATACCAGTTCTAGGAAACATAAAGAAGTTCTTTAAAGCTGGTACAGCAGTAGTAGCTGTATTAATCCAAGTTGATATACTATCGTCTAGGTTTAAAGCAATCTCACCAGATGCAGCCTTAGCAGCTTTATCTGTTAAGACACCATTCTTATCAAACATAGCTGCATAATTCTTCTTCTCAGCTATAGCTAAGTGATTAGCAAACTCTTCTGGATCTAAACTCTTACCATACTTACCAAATACTTCATCATAGGCAGCTACCCTTGAATGCATAGTAGCCATAAAGGTATCTGTTGCAGCGTCTACTCCAGACATCATTGTTGTGCCTGTACGCATCCACTTCATTTGAGATACTTCTTTATTCTTCTTAGCCCATTTGTATTGCCATAGATAACCAAGATTATCTTCATTTGCTTCAGCTAATTCAGCTGCATCATCTAAGATATTCCATACCTTATCTTCTTCTATAACAAAGTCTTTTCTAATGACACTTGCCATAAAGTCAGAATCACTATGGACTTTCTTCATCCTGTTTAAGGCATCACCTAAAGCTCTCTGTCCAGTTTCAAACATGGAACTGTGGTAATACATAGCCCTTTCGATTGGCTCCATATCACCTTTAACAATCGCTTCTAGTCCATGACTTAGCATTGTTGTCATAGGCTTCATTATCAGCATGGAGCCGTTACCTACAGCTGCTCTTAAACCTGATAAACCAGATAGAACATTGTTATAGACAACTGACCAAGCACCTCTTGCAAAGACATTCATTCGCTTATGGTCAGGACTCTTTATAAGACCACCAATACTTACTTGATCTTTAGCAAAGGCATATAGCTTTTGTAAGTCATCTACCTTACCTCCTGAGTAAGCAAACGCATCTAGTAATGGACGCATAGCTTCAGGATTAGTTTCTCTGATAGCAGCTAGGTTCTGTCTGAATTGTTTAAACTCAGCATGTTTAGCATTTTGTACATCAGTAAATTCCTTTAGGGTTAAATTTACTAACTCATCAGGATTGTTTGACTTCTTCCAGACTTCCCACCACTTCTTATTGTTTAACTGCCAACCTGAGATGTACTTATTAACCCCATACTCAGACATAAGTATTTCCATCTTATCTAGGACTTGCTCAATCAGAACATCATCACTAGCAAGATTCTTAAAGGTTCTAGGTACACCAGATTTATCAGCTATCTCTTTACCTAAAGTAGTCATTAACCTAGCTGAAGATTCAGTTATTTCTCTACCTAAATAAAGATCAACTAAATCAGCTAAGGCTACTGCAGATGCTTGAGCTTGTACTTCGTTGAGATATGAGACATTTTTAAAGTTTCCTTTCTCATCTAATACTTGTTGAATTGCTCTGTTATCTGCAAATACTTTCTTTAGATCATCAGCAGAACCTGGACGTAGTATTTCCTTATATACCTTCCAAGCTGCATCACTCATATCTTGACTTGTGATACGGAATCCATCAATGATGGCATCGTAATCACCAGCCATTTTCTTTAATGCCTCTATACCTCTAACCATATTTCTAGACTTACCAAGCACTAAACCTTTCTGTTCCATTGTCTTGGTATACATAGGGTTAGGAGTACCAGTAGTAAATCCTTTTCCATCTATAGCTGCTACATCAGCTGCATTCTTTTGGATGCTTCCAGGTGGTATAGCTGCTTTAGAAGATTGTTTAGCAGTTGCTAATCCAGGTGTTATATCTGGGTCATATTTAGTTGATATTGGATCTGCTTCAAGCTTTCGTATAGCTTCGTTATTTGTTTGAATTCGACGTGACTTCTGAGCACGCTTAAGAGATGAATCAGCAGCGTTCTGGGTTACGTCTGTTTTATTAAACTTTTGGATTTGTTCGTATAACTTATCTCTTGTTTTCTTAAGTAGACTAAGTTCTTTTTTAGGTAAAGTCTTGGATGCAATAGCTTCATCTAATTCAGCTATTTTCAGAATGCTTTCAGGATCAGCATTCTTCATAATCTGCTTATTTTTAAAAGCAGTAGCTATATCTCCTTTAGGTTTAAACCAACTTAATACTGGTTTACCTGCATTGATCACATAACCAAGAATGTCTCCTACACCACTAAGAACAGTTTCATCCAACATGTTCTTTTGTCTTCTTACCTCTGGAGAATCACCATCTAAGGTCTTCCAGTCTGAAGGTATTGGATACCTACCTTGAGCACCAAAAGTCTCTGGGAAGGTATCAGCTAAAGCTCTAGCTGTGTTATCTGCTGTTTCTGCATAGTCACTAACTCCAGCAATAGCTGTAGCAGCAAGTGCATTACCACCTACATTAGCAACAGCTTTTGTTATACCTGTAAGTTTTGCAGCCTGAGTAGCCTTTAGTACACCACCAGCTGCAACCATGTTTGGATAAACAATGTTGACAAAGTTCCTTACCTTTTGACCAGATGAATTCTCTAGTTTAGTAGCTTTATCCCAAGCATCATCTAAGGCTTCAAAACCTAAAGCACCTGCTATATCAAATGGAATATCAAGTACTCCTAAACCAGCAGCTGCAGGGTAATAACTTGGGTTTCCCCATCCTGGTTGTTGTTCTCTGAAGCGTGCTGCAAAGCCCTCCATAAAAGGCATCTTGGCATATTCTTCATCACTTCTTGTATATTTCTGTCCATCAATACTTGTATAAAAACCATCACTAGTTTGGGTAGGAACTACTTCTGGTGTTTCAACTTGTGGACCTTCTTTTGTTGCTGCTAATCTTTCAAGTAACTGTTGATCTCTATCAACACGTTGAGGCATCTCTTCACCTAATGCTGGTGCATAGGAGCTAGAGGGGTTGTATGTATAACCTTTTTGTAATGTCTCTAGTTCGCTATCAGCTCTCTCATCTCTAAGCCTTTGTATAAGGTCTTGATGCTCTTGTAAATCTTCAGGGTTCATATTGGTTCATCTCCATCGTAGGCAAAGTACATTCCTTTGTATCCATCTTTTGCATGATCTATTCCAAGATATAAACCGTAACCGTCATAGTTAGCGTATAGCCATTGAAGAGCTTCAGGTGTGTTAGCAATTATATAACCATCCTTATACGTCACAGTTTCATTGTTTATAATCCCCTCTGATGCTCCTAGCATTTGATTCAGACTGTATTCAGCAGTACCTGGTTGTGCTTGTAATGGTTTAAGTTTTCCTTGCATCCATGCACTGATTTTCGGATTCATAAACTCAGGATTTCTAGTACCACCAGTCAAGATCTTCACACCAAGAATTGCCTCTTGTTTTGTTTTAATCTTTTGTAAAAATTTCTTAGTAGCACCATCGTCTGTTTTATTAGACAACGTAACTCTAAAGTCTTCACCAAAGTCAACATCTATCTTTGCAGCCTTAAACTGACCTTTTAAAATATCTGTAGCAGTACCATATCGATCTGGATTAGCATTAGATAATTCATAAAATAAATGAGGTATTTCTACAGGTAATCCACGTCTTATATTGTCAGCTTGTAGCTCTAGTATTTCCTGATCAATAATAGGTTTCTCATTTATTAGATTAGGGTTATTTTGAAACTCCTCTAACGTCTTATCAAAGTCATCAGGGTTAGCAACTTGTGGTGCATTAGGATGAGTACCTGGAGTGAAGTTAGAAAAGAAAGCCTTATTACCAAACAAGGTATCTATCATATCAACTTCAGTTACATGGAATGCTCCGTTCTTTTGTTGGATCTGCTCTAATACAAAGTTCATTGCATTCTCGTGAGCTTTTGGATCACTATTTTTTGAGTAGTCAACTAGCTTTTTGTTATACTCCTGAAAAGCTGCACCTTCAGCTAAAGTTAAACTAAAGTGTGGTGACTTGTCCAAACTACCAGCTTTTATACTATCTCTTAAAGCATCATTGAAAACCTTTCTAAGATCCTTATCACTAGTGCCTGTATTCTTTCTATAGTTGTCATACTCTTGAGCAATTTTAAGATACTTCTTTCTAACGTCAGTCGGAACATCAGCTCTCATTACATCAGAAGCTCTTAAAGTTCCAGCGTCTGATAGCTCTTCAAAATGATCTTCCCAGAAGTCGTTACGTCTTTCTTCTACACTTTCATCTAAGTATGGTGTTAGTCGTGAAGTATCAGCACCAGTTAATTTTAGTTGCTGTATGACTTCTTCTAATTGACCTTTATCTCCATCCCATTCAGTAGCAGCAAATTCAACAGCACTGTCTACAAGTCTAGAGTTTTCTACTGTGCGTTTGTTTTTCTCTCTTCTGTAATCCTCAGTTTCATCATCTATTCTCTTCTCTCTTAACTCATCAATGATACCTTTAAACCTTGTCTCCCATGGAATACCATCGCTAGTTGGACCAGCTACTATATTATCAAATTCTGTATGGGATATTTGAGATACATCACCTAACAATTCGTTTAAGACTGCACGTGGGTTACGTCCAAACATCTTTCCATTCTTATCGTACTCAACTGATTTATATTTAAAGTAATTATTTAGTGACTCTGTATTTTTATGTGTAAAGAATGCAACTTTAAAATTCTGTGTGAATTTCTGTGAGTCTGTTTGAAGCTTTAATCCTTCATACTTACTAACAATAGCATTTCTAGACTTAGCCATAGCTCCCAGTGCTGGACCCATAAAGTCACCACTGATAGCAAATTTCGTTTTTGGGTCATACAACCCATTTGCCTTTAAGAAGTCAATCTGGATTTCATTTAACTTAGCTTTGATTTCATTTGGCTTAGTTAAACCTGACTTAGCAATCTCTGCAGCAGCATAATCTCCAAATCTCCAGCCAGCCTGAACAGCTAATGCCTTCATCCTTCCATATTCAGCTGCTTTGTTTTTATGCCTTACCCAGTTAACTGATTTAGGATCTGCACCATTCGCAGCTAATTCATCAGCTTCTTGGTTGATTAATTCACCTACCTGAAACTGATCATCTTCTCTTACATCTGTTGCTTGCAGGCGATCTATTGGTAGACCACCATTATTCATATAGTAGTTATATGATGCCTCAGCTGTAGCATCCCAGTTCTTATTCTTAACTGTGATTGCACTTTCTACAAGTGTCTCACTGAAGTTAATAAGACTCATAAGGTTCTTATGTTCTTGTTCTATCTTTGCTTGCTCTGCTCTGAAGTTTCGTTCTTCTGTTGCTCTGTTCTTTGCTAGAGAATCTTGCTTCATTTTGTAAGTACGATCCTCTACAAAGCTATAAGCAGCATCACGACTTTGAGCAGTGATGTTATTAGCTCTCTCTAATGCGGTTTCTTGTTTTGAATCCCTAGCTTTGATATCTCGTAAGTTTTCTTTTAGATCAGAAATCTCACGAGAATCTCTTTCTTGCTGCCGTGACAGCCCTGCATAGCCTGGATCAAAATTCTGATAACCTTTTCCTTGGGCGTACCCACGGAACTTGGCTCTTTGTTTTGACATGTTTATGTTTAGTAATTAGCCTATTTCGTAATATGAGGGGTTTGAACTATTCCATTGCCAATTATTCATAGTTGCACCTGCTTCTCCTGTAGGAGCATTAAAGCTACTCTGACCAGCTGAATACGTTGCGTATGCCGATATACCTGCACCAGCTGCATTAGCTAATACACTTCCCCAACTTGGTACTTGAGTTTGAGCTACTCCTGGTATTGGAGGCATACCATAATCAAATAGATCCAGTTCTCTTAGATTTTGGAATCTTGCTCTTGGTGTTTTGATAGGAGCTATAGGTGCTGGACCTTTTATAGGCTTAAGCATCCTTCTTGCATCAGCTTGCATATCTGCAGCATCTTTCTGATATTGAATATCTCTTAGATCAGCATCTTGTTGTAAACCAGCACTCATTAAAGATTGTAGGTTTATGGCTTGATCTGTACCTAATTCCATTAGACGTGCTTGTTGTGTCTTCTGTGCAGTTACACCAGCTCGACCTCTTGCTCTCTGTTGACCAGCTGCTAATACATTTTGAATAACTAAATTCTCATCTTCATATGCAAAGCTTTGTACTGTCTCATCCCATTTCCTATCTAAATCAGATCTAGCTGCATCAGCTGATCTTTCATTTAAACCTAATGATTTATTATATAGATCTTCAGATTTTGCATATTGTTCATCTAGACGTTGGTTCTGTATGTCATAGATTTTTAAAGCGTGGTTATATTGATTTCGAGCATTTTTATCTTTATAAATTGCAAGGTTTTCTTCATTAAACTTTGCAATATTAATTCCATCTTGTTTATGTCGCCAATCTGAGTCCAGCTTTTCAGCTGACATCATCCAAGAAGGAAGATCGTACTCTTCGTACTTCTTCTTCAAGAATGCTTCTTCTGCAGAACGTGCTTTTTTAGCTGAACTTCTATTAGCCATACCTCCTAAGAAGTTTAGTCCTGCAGCTGCAGCTATCGCCCATACTGCCATATCTTAAGTCCTCCTATAAAATCTCGGTGAGTAGTTTCCTTCCCACATCATCGAGTTAAGAGATACAGGGAATGGTGAGTCATTAAATAGTCTCACTTCTATGTTTTCAGTTCTTTGATGGATAGGTAAAGTAAAGACTGATTGATCGTTTAATGGAATATCGTTAGCTAAGTAGCTATTTGCTTCAGTAACTGGAGTCAAGTTATACCACTCAGCTCTCCCTCTACTCTTTAGCTTGAATCCCATAATTCCAGATAGTCCAACAGCAAACTTCATACGAGCTATATTTAATCTTGCTGTGTAATCTGACTTATCATTTATACGTGCATATGTACGAGGTAGATGTACATCAAAGTTATATTTATATCCAACTATTACATTGCTTGCAACGCTGGTTAAATCCCTTCCAGGCACGCTGAAAAACGGTCCAGTACCATCTGATCCTCTTGCAGGTGAAATGGTGAATCCAGAGTCAGCAAACGTCCCTCCAGACGTATCTCCAGCTATAACAATGATAGGGGTTAATGATGATTCATCTGCATAAGGTAGATAGCACTTAGATCTGTTGTTGGCTGAATCCCAAACGACTGAACTAGCTGCTTTATATAGATCCATACATGGATTAACCTTCTCTCCATTGTTATTGACAATGATCGCTTGCTCTGGACTTTGACTTAGGTTTGCAATAGACAAGGTATAGTTACTTCCTTGTTTAGTTACTGCATATATATCATCATTATCAAATACTAAATCCTGAACAGTTCCTGGTAATTGCCACTTCACCCAAGCTGACATTATGTTCTTTTCTCCGTTGTTATATGTACGGAAAACATATACGTCTTTACTTGACTGACTAGATAACATCAACATCTGTGACTGAGCACTTGAAATTAAATTATCTATTGTTGTAGGTATCCAATCACTAATACCAGTTGATATATCTAAAGCTTTGGGTGCTCTATTACTATCAACAGTAACCATTGAAAAGACACGAGATCTACCAGGTGTTTTAGAAATAAAGTTAAAATAAGACCCTGAGTCAACTGGGTTTATTTCTGTATTTAATTCAAAATTAGCTATTGGTTTGATTGAAGTTAATGCAGGTGTCATAACACCATCTTCACTACCAAGAACAAGGAACTGCTGGTTCTTAGAAAACAGCATTAATCCCTGTGGTACAGGTAAAATATTCTTTAGAGAAGTGGGTCTGATTGTTTGTGCTAATAAGTCAATCGGATCAGCATCAGATAATGTCCTAGCTGTTATGTGAAAGAAGTTAAATGGCTCTCCAGCTTGACTAAAGACAATACTATCTCCAGCTATAAAACCTAATCTGTTGTTATGATAGAACGTTTTCTCAATCTTCTTATCTACAAAACTAGGCATCGGATTAGTTGTATCATCACCAACTAATCGTTTTGTATATGCTACTGGTCTAAACGTAAATGTATTAGTAGCTGTATTAATTAATTCATGAGGTAGCGTATGATCTTGTAAACCTTTTATGACTTCAGGGTTTAAGTCTTCCTTCCAATAACCATCTCCGCTTTCTTTATCATCAGCTACGAATCTTACCCAAAAGTCATCTTCATCTAAAGTAGCTGTATTACTAACTAAGGCATAATGATCATGAAAAGCTGAAGCTGGTAAGGTGGCAGCTGTTAAAGCATTCTCTTGATACAGACTGACAATCTGAGAGTTAGGATCAGCACCTGTAGCTAATACTTGTGTAGTCCCACCACCTTCAGATATTGATGTAGGTATTGGTCCATTCTCTATTGTTAGTGCAAAGTATTTTCTTCTGTCCTGTCCACTAACACTTGCAACACGATCAACCTGTAATGTTCCATTAACTATTGTATAGTTCAATCCATCCAAGTTAGTATCAGAGGGTGCAGCATCACTTTGAATAGCACGTCCAATCTTCTCCATTAACCAGTTAGCACTTCCTTCGGTATAGTTCTGACCACTTGTACTATCAACACCATCTATTTGTTTATATTTAACGATAACTGTGCCATCAGGTTTATAGTAAGTAAACTTCCAGCCGTTATTAGTACCTCCATTATTACTAATACCATGTTGTGCTTTATCTAATCTGTTGTTAAAAACAGGTTTAGTATCTATTAAATATGTTGCACGAGTTACTAATGGTGGGGTAGTAGGAGTAGGTGAAGCAAGTACTGTTTTTAAATTGTTAGTAATTATTGTTGTATCTTGTACCGTTAGTACATCGTAGTTAGAACGATTACCAGATAAATAGTCAGGTACTTTGTAGTTACTAATAATTGCATTTATATCTAATTGAGGTGAACCTGCAGCCCAAGTATCTTTAGGGATAGTTATCTTATCCCCATCCTTATACCCAGTACCGTGGGTATGGATTGTTAGTGCTGTTGCAACTCCACCACTGGCAGTAACATTAACAGTCATACCAGAACCAACTCCATCAGTAGTTACAGCTACATTTGTTTGGTTACTATTAACTCCAGAATTACCATTATTACTACCAGTAAGAGGTGAAGCACCAATACCTAAAGTAGCTGTATGTTCTACACCATTAACAGTACATCTAACACCTGTACCAGCATTCCATATATTTATAACTCCAAAAGAACCAGTAGGTTTAGGTGTTATACAACCTATATAGACCTCTGTATCACTGTCTCTATTAATAAAGAACCACTTGGCTCCATCTAAAGAAGTACCAGTGTAAGCATTACCACTAGCATCTTTTAACTTTTCAATAAACTTAAAACCAGGTCGTTTAGTTAGTCCAATCGTTATATCTGGATAACCATTAAAACACTCTGTTACCTGTCCTGGTAGTTTTTTATCATCTGATAATTTAGATACTCCACCAAGGAAGTTATCTACTGTTTGTGTAATAGCTGCCATTATCTGCTAAGTGCTTTATATGGTTGATAACTGATGTATGGGTTGGCTCCATCAGGTTGTCCAAAGAATGAATAATCACCTTGGTTTGTTTCATACTCAAGAGCCATAGCTCTCATATATCCTTCCTTCTGTTGAAGCATTTGATATTGAGCTTGATCTCCTACTATTCGACTAGAGGTAATGGTGGATGCTCTAGCTGTTATAAAATCTTGTATTGGACGTGGTAGATCTACCCAATCAAAGAACCAAACGATATCGCATTCGACAGCTCCATCTGTCCATTCATATGTATGGTTCTGTTTATCATATAATTTTCCATTTCTTCTTACTGCATTCTTATCACCTATTGAGGCGTTATGCGTAAGGTCTATTTGTAATACATTGTTTGGTATAACAATCTCATCATCTGTATTTGGTGTCATCTCATAATGTGCTTCCTTGTTAAAGGTCCATCCTTCACTTTGAACTTCTCTACTAACTTCTAAAAGTGTTTGATAAGCAATCGCAACGTCTGGGTTGGTTTCATCCAAAGTGGTGACTGGTGCCTGACCACAAGCCATCAGTATTTGATTTATAGCGGGTAATTCTTGAGCAGCATTAGTGGTAGGAAAAGCCATAGGTATAAATATTTATGAATAAAAAAAAGGGAGCCGTAATGACTCCCTTGTATAAGCATCTTTAGAATGCTGATGGTTTTGTAGCTGTACCAGCAAATAGCTCTACGCAAGCTGCTGGGTTAACGTAATCAGCACCGCAAGCTAAGCGTCCAAGAATCACGTCACCCTGATAAATCACGGATACGTCTCCCTTAGTTACTTGTACTTGAGGACCAATTGCTTCTACAATACCTGCAGATTCACGTTGACCAATAATTCCACAAGAGTTAGCGAATTCTGTTTCTTCACCGTACTCATTGTTGATTCCAGTTACGTCGTTAGCAGCATCTTCTATAGCTGCACTAACGAATGAACCTGAATTACCTGGATCGGTAACACCTGGGTTTGTAGCTGAACCTGTACCATACTTCGTACCATACTGGCTGAAGAATGGAATGTTCATTGACTTGTAGATCTTGATACCAGCGATCTCAACAATACCATTACCCTTCTGACGGGATGTGCCTTGCTCGTCTCTGTTAACTAGACCATTATCACCAACCTGTTGGATCAATTCATAGTATTGACGTGGGTTTAATACCCCAAATCTGCCGTCAGTACTTACTCCTTTTTCATCCATAGCTGCTGCAGCGTCATAGAACGCATTCACAAGACCAGTTGCTGAGTAAGCATCAGATGCGTTTGTAGTTGTACCTACACGAATCTGTGTTCCACCTGGTTCTACGAAGTTAGTCTTACTGACAGGTGATGCAGCTCTAGCTCCACGAGTGATAGCTCTGAATACTAAGCGGTCATACTTCTCAGCTAGAGCGTATCCAATCTTTCTGGATATCTCTGATCTTAAGTCGTAGTGTGCAAGTGTTTCATCTAGTTCATACAAGAATGCTGAACTGATAAGTAGATCATCAACTGTGATGGTCTTCTCAGCTACTGGAGGTGCTCCATCGGAGTTACCTAGTATGCTGTTGCCTGGTACGTGGTACTCAGCCTTGGTACGACCTGTGTAGATGAACTGTAAACTCTTACCATTTTTAAGAGTTCTCTTCATGACAAGATCTCTAGCTATAGCATTATGCTGGAAGCCTTTGAACATCTCGCCACTGAACAATTTTAAATAGAGGGCGCGTCTATCGGCACCTCCATTACTAGCACCAGGTACGGTTACCGAAGCCTGATGCGCTGTTGACTGTTGAGCCATTTATCTATCTTTTAAAATGTTTGAAGGTATAAATCATCATCGTGCACAATTTAAATTAATCGTTTTGTGGTCTATCCCACCGTCTAGACGGCTAATAGGTATCCCGCGTACGGGGCTAAGAGCCAAATTACAGAGAGGTCCGACACTGAGGTGCCTCTCTGCTATGGAAGTTCACATGAAGAACTTCTATATGAATGAAGAAAGCTAGAGCCAAAAAGACTACTAGCCATAATTCATTAATCTTTTTCATAAGGTAGATAGAGCTTCTTCTAATGAGATATCCTCATCGAACTTCTCTTTCTTTTCCTCTTTTATTTCTGGTTCGGGCGTCAGTGAAGTTACTGAAGCCCTAGCCTTATCGCTTTGTTGTGACATTAGAACTTAAACTTAGCTCCTAGCTTTGTGCCATAGTTACGATCCTCATCACCATTAGTGATGGTAGATACTTCACCATATACACCAAGACTTTGAGATACATTAAAAGTACCGCCAAGCTTTCCAGATAGTTCAGTCTCTGTACCGTCGATACCATCAACAGCAACTAGAGCTGGACCACCTTGTATGTAGTAGTCAACATTACCTGCAGTACCTTCATATCCAACGTGAACATCTACTGTTCTACCTTGATACTCAGATCCTGTGTAACCATCATTTGATTCAGCGTTTAGATATACTCCAGCGGATGCAGGTGCAGACGCTAATGTGGTGGCTGCGAGAGCAAGTGCAATTGTTTTCATTTAATTTTTGTAAGATTTGTAGTAAGTGATGCCACGATATTTAAGTTTTTCTGCTCTCTCTAAAACCTTTTGCTCTTTAACACGAGCTTGTAGTTCAACAGAAGACATAATAAAACCTCAATATCTAGACCCCGTTCCATGCCTAGATTTCATGCGTCCCGATAGGGATGAACGGACGTGGCTAATGTGGATCCATTTGTCCTTTAGGTAGGTAG